GCCGTCAAAAATCAATGCATATGCACTCATTATCCATTGTCAACGAGTACAACTCAGCCGTCCTCGCGGGTCGCGTGGCCGCCTCCAGGTGGATCTTTGCAGCCGCGCAGCGCTTCGAGCGTGACCTTGAGCGCGACGACATCTACATGGATTGGGCGTCAGTTGACGCCATCAACGCGCACTACGAGTCCCTCGGCCTCGTGGGCGATGACACCGGCAAGCCGTTCGCCCTGCACCCGTGGCAACTGTGGGCAATCGCCCAGTACTGGGGATGGCGTCGCACCGATGACAACCTGAGACGCGTGCAGCTGGGGATCCTGCAGGTCGCTCGCGGAAACGGGAAGACCACGCTCGCCGCGGGCTTGGCGTTGTGGGATCTGGCATCGGCACCAGGTCGCCGCGTCCATGTGATCGCCAACAATGACGAGCAGGCGCGGATCTGTCTCGACACTTCGCGCACAATGCTGCGCCGTTTGGAGGATGACAGGTACACCGTGCTCTGGGATCGCATCGTGGACAAGGTTGCCGACTCGGAGATGACGGCGCTGCCGGCGCTTGAGCGCAGTCTCGACGGACTTAACCCCTCGATGTGGATTGCCGACGAGGCCGCTGAGTTCAAGGGCAGATTCTTGACGAAGCTCCTCACGACTGGCGCCAAGCGAAAGGAATCGCTCGGCCTCATCATCACCACACCAGGCACCAACCCCGAGACCATCTACGGCGAGTTGGTGCTCCAGGCTGAAGGGATCCTGAAGGGCGAGATCGTTGACGATACGATCATGCCGTTGTTGTTTGGCCTCGATCCCTCAGACCAAATCGACGATGAGAGCGCGTGGCCCAAGGCCAACCCTGGGATGGAACACGGACAGCCCGACGTGAAGAGCCTCAAGCGCTCGTGGACTCGCATGAAAACGAGTTCGATGGGCCGTGGGGAATTCGCCCGATACCACTGCGCGCGACTCGACGAGAACACCGGCGGCTGGTTGGATATGCAGTTGTGGCCGACCGCCGAGATCGATTGGGACTCGCTGCGTGGCCGTCCTGCGTACCTCGGTTTGGATCTCAGCAAGTCGCTCGACATGACGGCGCTCATGGTCGCGATTCCCTTGGACGATGGCCGCGTGGCGATTCGCGGCAACTACTGGTGGCCGAGCGAGGACGTGCGACAGCGTGAACTTGACTACCGACTACCCGTGCGAGCGTGGGCGGCCGAGCGGCGGATCACGCTCACACCTGGGCGCGAGGTTGACTACGAAAGCGTGCGCGCGCGGATCAATCAGATGATGGTCGAGTACGACGTTCGATGCGTCGGCTACGACGCGTGGGGATCCAAGTATCTCGTGGAACAACTTGCCAGTGACGGCGTGCCGATGACGGCCTACCGCATGGGCATCTCAACGTTTGGCCCAGGCTGTCAGTTGTTCCAAAACCTTTGGGCTGGTGGACAGCTCGTGATCGGCGATGATCCCATCATGCGCCGCGCGTGTGCATCGGCGCGCACACAGGTCGACCGCAACGGGAACATTCGACCCGTCAAGGCGTCCATGTACGTCATCATCGATCCGCTCGTGGCGTCGATCATTGCCGTGCACACATGGGGCGGCAAGCGCGCGACGTCTTACGATTAAAACAATTTAAGCGTTTAGATGCGCTAGCGATTTGCAGTCACGCGAGAATCTCTCGCGTGATTCAAGGATTGCTCAAACGATTCTTTTCTGGGCCGTTCGTTGCACCGTGGTCTGCATCGTTTCTGCCATCGGACACCTTGGACATTCCAAGCGTGTCGCCGATGTCATCGCTGCGATACACGCCGTTGTATCGCGCCGTCACGCTGATCAGCGGCGACATCGCGCGATTGTCATGCACAGTTTCCGAGACCGGTTCCCAGTCCCTGTGGGATTCTCCTAGTCGCTTTATGTCGGCGTTTGAGTTTCGACGCGCCACTACATTGCAGGCTTTATTGTGGGGAAATTCATTTGCAATCATCAACCGCACACTCGGCGGCGAACTTATCGAGTTAATTCCGATTGAGCCTGACAGCGTGCAGCTCGACGTCAGCACATCGGTGCCGTTCTACAAGACTCGCACCTACGGCGACGTCGCGCTGGAGAACATGTTCCACCTGCGTGCGCCCGGATACTCGGGCATGTGGGGCGAGTCGCCGATCCAACTGTGCTCGACGGCTGTAACCACGTTGGCCGCGCAAGAGCAAACCGCGTTGCAGAACTTTCGCAACGGCGGCGCTCCGCGACTTGCTTTGATTCATCCAGGCCAAGCAAACGCTGAAGCGCGTCAACGCATCAGCGAGGAATATCGCAAGCGGCACGCAGGATCCAACAACGCAGGCGAGCCGATTATTCTCGCCGACGGCATGCGCATCGAGCGAATTAGCTCGACGCTTGAAGACGCAGGACTGGAAGCTGCACGCAAGTACAGCATCGGGGACGTCTCTCGACTTTACGGCGTGCCGTCCAGCTATCTCAGCGAGGACGTCGGCGCCTCATACGGCTCGATGGAATGGCTATCACGCATGTACGTCGATGCGTGTCTCTCGACGTGGATGGCTGCGTGGAAGGCCGAATGGCTCGCAAAGACCGCACCATTTGCTTCGATGTCCTTTGATGTCGATCAACTCGTGCGCCCAGGTCTCGCCGAAACAATGGCGTCATTGCGCACCGCAGTCGAAGCAGGCTTTTTGACGCGCAACGAAGCGCGCGCACGCCTTGATCTCAAGCCACTCGCAGGTCTTGACGATCCAATCGTGGCACTCAACATGGGCACCGGCGGCGGCAAAACCAACCTCGGCGACGATACATCTGGAGGGAGCGCTAATGATTTCACATCGTGACTTTTCATCAGTCGAGCAGAAGCTCGACGGTCGCACGCTCGCCGGCTATTCCGTCGTGTACGGCGCCGAGTCCCGCGACATCTACGAGCGTGGCCGACAGTTTCGCGAGAAGATTATGCCTGGAGCGTTTGATGCTTCCATTGCTTCTGGCCAAGACGTCAAGCTGCTTTACAACCATGACCCGCGCAATCTGCTTGCTCGCACGAAGAGCAACACTCTTGCGCTGCGCTCGGACTCCGCAGGACTCCACTTCAGCGCCTCCCTCCCAGAGACAACTCTGGGCAACGATGTCCACACGCTCCTCACGCGAGGAGATCTCACCGGCGAAATGTCGTTTGGCTTCCACGTCACGGACGAGTCGTGGGACTCATCGAAGACTCAGCGCACGATCCGCGCTGCGAAGCTGATGGAGATCTCCATCGTGCAGGACGCCGCCTACCCCCAAACTGCTTCAAGCCTGCGGAGTGTCTCCGAGGCCTCTCATGATCTCGCATCGTTGCGGATCAAACTCCACTTCCACAGGATGCAACAATGGACAACTTGAACGATCTCCAGAACACCGTGCACCAGTACCGCAAGGCATTGGACGCTTTCGAATCCCGCACCGGCCACCAGCCACAGCAAGTCGAAGCGCGTGGCTCCGGCGAAGAGCGCGAAAAGATCGCGCACATGGACGCCGATCTGTCCGTGATCGAAGCTCGCGCCGAGAGCGCCGCACTGCGCGCGCGCATCGCGAAACTCGAATCTCAGCCAATGTTCCAATCGGCGGCACCGTCGAGCCTTCGTGGCGGTGATCCGAACGACCGAGGCAGCGAGGCCTACGCCGCTCGTTGGCTTAACGCCATCATTCGCGGCGACAACACCGAAATGCGTGCGCTTTCAACTGGAACTTCTGGCGCTGCGATCCCAACCGATCTTGAACGCCGAATTGTGAACCGTTTGCAGCAGGCCAACGTGATCCGCGGCATGTGCGCCGTAAGCACCATCGACAGCAAGCGCACTATCTCGGTCGAGAACGCGTTGCCAACCACCAATCTTGTCGCTGAAGCCGGCAGCATTACCGCTGCAGATCCTTCGTTTAACACGCAGATTTCCGTTACTCCATACAAGTACGTTACTGCGACAACCATGTCGCAAGAGTTCATCGAGGACGCCATCGGCACTGGCGGTATTGGTTCGGGTCTTGCGTATGTTGCAGACAAGATGGGCCTGTCAATTGGTCTGGCACAGGAACAAGCGTTTACCGTCGGCACCAATTCGTCGCAACCGCAAGGCATCGCAGGATCCGCGGCACGCACGACCATTGCAGCGATTTCGCAAGTTACTGACCTTACCACCGCCGCAGTCACCACTGTGACCGGCGACAACCTCATCGACACCGTGCACCTTGTTTCGCCGCAGTACCGAAACAGCCCCCGTTTCTCGTGGCTGATTTCGGACACGCTGCTCAAGACCGTGCGCAAGATCAAAGTTAGCACCACTGATTACGTTTGGAAGGTTGGAGCCGAAGGCGGCCTTACGAACGGCGCACCAGGCACCATCTACGGCGTGCCTTATCGCGTCGGCCAGTACGTTCCAACAGCTACGGTTGCTGACAACGTCTTTGCTGTTGTCGGCGATTTCAACTACTTTGAGATCTTTGATCGCACCGGCATGACGTCGATGATCGATCCGTACTCGGCCGCATCATCGCACTCCACGACGATGTATATGTACACCCGCACCGACTCAAAGCTGATGCTCGGAAACGCGTTTGCCATGATCACCTGCTGACCTTTCTTCCCCCAGCCGGGGGCTGACGCCTTAACGGGCGTCAGCCCCTTTACTCATGACGATTCCACTCGCAACCATTAAGTCAGCCCTCAAGGTTGACTATGACGATGATGACCGTGACCTCACGCGCCTGCGTGAAGCCGCGATGTCGCTCATCAGTCGCAACACGCAGCTTGCGCTGACCGTCGAGAGCTACCTGCTGTACCTCACGCAGTGGCGAGATACTGTGTTTCCATTGGCGCCGTTCGTCAGCGTCACGAGCGTGAAATACACCACCGGCGCTGTCATCACGACCATGCCGACATCGTCGTACTGGGTCGAGCGCAGCGACGCACTGCCTAAGCTTCGCTTCCTCGACGTGCCTGGCATCGATGTCGGTACGGCCATCATCGTGACGTACTCAGCGGGTTACGCAGATCTGCCACCCGAAGTTACGCACGCAGTCATCAGCCTCGTGGGACATTGGTACAACAATCCCGAGGCTGCACAGCCGGTCAGCCTCAGCACTGTGCCGCTTGGCCTCGAATACATCATGCGCAGCATCTCGACCACTGCGAGTTTCCGATGATCAGTGCTGGGCGCCTGCGGTTCATTGCGACGATCGAGACGCCGAGCGTTTCACAGGACGATCTCGGCATGCGTCCCGATGTGTGGACAACTGGCGCCACCTTTCGCGCTGATCTGCGCAGCGACAACGGAGCCGAGGCCCAGTACGCCGACGGCGTTGCAGTCACGCGCACCTACGAAGTTCGCGCGCGCTGGCAAGCCATCACAGGC